TCCGGGCCAAGTCCACGACGCAACACATAGAAACACCGCCCACACCAGAACCACCCGCAATCGAACAGGAAGGCCCCTACCGCCCCGCGGAAGCCTCGAACCCTATCGACACAGCCACCGCGGCTATCGACTCGCCACAGGGCGCCTACGAGCGTCAGCGGCAAATCGAGCGTGCAGCCTACGACCTGGCGGTCGATGCCCTCCGGGGCGGTCGAGCCGATGCAGGGCGCCTGGTTGCCATCCATGCAGCGGCAGCCAAGAACCTGACATCCGCGCGGGAAGAGGTGATCGCCCAGGCCGAGAAGGAACGGCGCCTTGTCAGCGGCGACTGGGTGCGCCGGGTCATGCAGGAGCACGACGGGGCGGTGGCCTCGCTGCTCAAGGCTATGCCCAAACAGCTCTCAGGCCGGATCAGCCCACATGACCCCGAGCACTGCGAGATCGAGCTGACCCGGTGGGTCCAGGAGGTGGCCCTCAAGACATTGCACAACACCGACCCATGGAAATGACCTACCAGCTCCACCTGGGAGACTGCCTCGATGTGCTCGCCACCCTACCGGACAACTCGGTCGACAGCATCGTCACCGACCCTCCTTACGGCCTGTCCTTCATGGGCAAGAAGTGGGACTACGACGTTCCGAGCGTCGCCATCTGGGAGCAGTGCCTCCGGGTGCTGAAGCCTGGGGGCCACCTACTGGCGTTTGCCGGCACCAGGACGCAGCACCGGATGGCGGTGAGAATCGAGGACGCCGGCTTTGAGATCCGGGACATGATCGCCTGGGTTTATGGGTCCGGCTTCCCAAAGTCGCTGGATGTGTCGAAGGCCATCGACAAGGCGGCTGGGGCGGAGCGAGATGTGATCGAACGATACAGAGCGGCGGTGCAGACTGGTGTGACGAGTGGATTGAATGGAAGCAAGGCCGATAGCGACGGCGTTACATGGGCAACCATTACCGCCCCCGCCACCGACGCCGCGAAGCAATGGTCCGGCTGGGGCACCGCCCTGAAGCCTGCCTTGGAGCCGATCACGATGGCCCGGAAACCTCTATGCGGCACCGTGGCCGAGACTGTTCTCCAGCACGGCACCGGGGCGATCAATGTCGATGGGTGCAGGGTGGGGACGGCGGGGGGGACAAGAGCGACCAACTTCCGCAAGAACATCGAGCATCGCGGCTCAAGTACGCTTGGACAGTGGGATAACGACATCGCAACGCTCAACGCCGGCCGCTGGCCTGCTAACATCATCCATGACGGCAGCAACGAGGCCGCTCTGGCGCTGAAGTCCGGCGCCCGGTTCTTCTACACGGCCAAGACTGGTAAGGACGACCGGGAGACCGACAACAACCACCCCACCGTCAAACCAACCATGCTGATGGCCTACCTCTGCCGCCTTGTGACGCAACCAGGGGGAACCGTGCTCGACCCGTTCATGGGATCCGGTTCAACCGGGAAGGCGGCAACGGTCAACGGCTTCCGATTTATCGGCATCGAACGCGACCCGGAATACCACAAGATCGCACAGGCCCGAATTTCCAACCAACACGAAGGACGCCTCCTGTGAACCTGACCGACCTCCAGCGCTCACTCCTGGACTACCGCCGCAGCCTCTACCGGCCGACCCCGCAGCAGACGGTGGTCGACTGGGCCGAGGCTAACCTCCGGCTGACCCAACGCCAGACCGAGCACCCTGGGCCATTCAGCACCTCGGTGAGGCCCTACACCAGGGAGCCGATGGAGGCCTGGAAAGATCCATCGGTCTACGAGGTGACGCTGTGCTGGGGAAGTCAGACATCGAAGACCACCACCCTGATGGCCGGCCTGGCCTGGCTAATCGCCAACGAGCCGAGCCCGGCCTTGTGGTTGATGCCATCGGAGAATCTGGCCAGGTCATTCTCTAAGAGCCGCTGGCTGCCCATGCTGGAGGACAGCCCGACCATGCTCGAATGCTTTCCGGCTGAGTCTGATAAAATTACGAACCTAGAACAGAACTTCACCCGGTCGACCCTGACTTTCGTAGGATCCAACAGCCCGGCCAACCTAGCCAGCCGCCCGGTACGGGTGCTGATCGCCGACGAGGTGGACAAGTTCGCCGAGGCCACAGCCAAGGAGGCCGACGCCCTCGACCTGGCCGAGCAGCGCCTGAAGTCCTTCAGTAGCTCCAAGGCCTTCATGACCTCGACACCCACCGTGGTCGAAGGCCGGATCTGGCAGCGCTTCCTTCGAGGCGACCAGCGCCGGTACTACCTGCCCTGCCCCCACTGCCGGGAGCTGATCAAGCTCGAATGGCGCCAGGTGACCTGGGATGACGCAAAGACAGAGGACGGCAAGCACGACCTGGCCAAGATCCGGGCCTCCGCCCACTACGTCTGCCAGATCTGCCTTGGTAAGATCACCGACGCCCACAAGGTGGCAGCCCTCCGCCATGGCCAATGGCGCCCGGAGAATCCCAACTCAATGCCCGGCGTGCGATCCTACCATCTCAGCAGCCTCTACAGCCCCGACCGCAAGTGCACCTGGGGACACCTGGCCGTGGCCTTCATCGAGGCTAAGGCATCCATGGCCGGCCTGCAGGGCTTCATCAACGGCAACCTGGCCGAGCCCTGGGAGCAGCAGGACGTGCAGCAGGAACGCCCAGAGGCATCGGCCGCGGTCACTATCACCGGAGGCCGCCGCTACCTGACAGCAGACGTCCAGGCCGTAGCGCCGTTCTTGTGGTGGGTCTGCCGGGAATGGCAGAACGGCAACAGCACCCTGGTGGCTGCCGGCCATGCCGATGACTTTGCAGCCCTTCGACGCGTGCAGGTGGCTCTGGAGGTGCACGACATGGATGTCGGCATCGACTCAGGCTTTAACACCCAGACAATCTACGATGCCTGCGCCGCCTATTCCTCAGTCACCTCCAACCCGATCACCTTCCCATGCGGTCTCCGATACCCACCGGAGGGCGGTCTCCGAAAACCTGCCCTGGTAGGATGGCTGCCGCTCAAAGGCCGAGAGACCGGCGCCCGGTTCACGACATCTACCGGGGCGGTGCACCCGTTCGGCCTGTCGACATCTTCCTCGATGCGTACCGACGTGGTGCAGCCCCTCCTGGTGTTCGACACCGAGCACCTCCGGGATATGCTGTCCAGGCTGCGGAAGGGAGACATCGACCGGGAGTGGGGCGTGCACCAGGAGCCGCCCAGCGTCCAGGCCGAAGGCGCCTATGTGGCCGATCCTGATCTCTACTGGCGCCACCTCGACTCCCACCTGCTACGGCCCCAAGCCAATCGAGCCGGCCGGATCAAACACGTCTGGGTGAAGCGCAACCAAAAGTGGCCCGACCATCTGCACGACTGCGAGATCATGCAGCTCGCTATGGTGATGCTCTGGAACGACCTTACGTCAAGTGATGTCCAGTCTTAGCTGAGCTGTTGACAAGGCTAAAAACTGTGAAAGCCTCGAGCCCGAGGTGTTCACTTTCACGGTCGCCATCAAGCGTGCCTATCTTCGCAGTGTCTACAGCGCCCTCGGTGGCGCGACACTGCTGGCTGCCCTGACCTCGAAGGTCATTGCCGCGGCCTCGGTGATTGAGTCCGGCCAGGTTGTCCGGTCGACATCTTCCTCGGATGTCTCGGTCGAGTTTGCCGAGCCCGGCAAGGGCGCCCCCACACCTTCCGAGATGGTCGAGATGTGGGAAAGCCTCATCGCCGACTACGAGCTGGCTGTCTACCTACTCGACCAGGACGGCATCGCCGCCCCTACCGACACCCAGATCTTTAACAAAATGCTGGCCGTTGTCTTGGTGGCAACGACCAGTTACGGCGGCGACTTCTCGAACTTCCGTCGAGAGGGCACCATCAGAACGGGGATGACCTAATGGGATTCCTCGACACCATCCTAGCCAAGTTCCGGTCGGCGCCTGTCGACCGCTACGAGGGCGCGTCCAGTTCAATCCGGCGCTCCTTCCTGGACACCAGCTACACCTCGGTTCGGTTCGATGTCACTGCCTCGACCCGGCAGCAGATCGTGCGGAAGAGCCGATTCTTCGAGCAGAACAACGCGGTGATGAACCGCCTGGGTGACCTGTTCGAGAACTACACGGTCGGCAGCAACTTCTCGGTGCAGCCGGCTTCCTCGGATCCCGACTGGAATCTTCGAGCCAAGAAATGGTGGGACACCTGGAGCCGATACCCCGACATCGGATCCCGGCAGTCTTTCGGCACCCTCATGAGCCTGGCCGCGCGCGGCTGGTTCTACGATGGCGAATCCTTCCTGCTTCTGACCAAGGGCGACTCGGGCCGCCCCCGACTCCAGCTCATCGAGCCGCAACAGGTGGCAACACCTACCGGCCAAGAGCAATCGCCGGACATCTTCGATGGAGTCCGGTTTGATACCAAGACAGGCCGCGCTCTTGCCTACTTTATTGGGCAGGAAACAAACCAGGGCCAACTCACCGAAGTCCGGTCGATATCTTCCGACTCCATCGTCCACATCTACGAGGCCCAGCGTGCCGGCCAGCTCCGCGGCCTGCCCTTCGTGGCGTGCGTCATTAACGAC